ATCCCATCTTACAAGAGACCCGAAGGGTGTCGTGACAAAACGCTGGCCGTACTTCACAAGTATAAGATACCAAAGGAGAAGATCTTCGTTGTTGTGGCAGATAAGGAGCAGGAGACCGCTTACGAGGCTGTCTTAGATCCTAAGACTTACGGAAAGATTCTTGTCGGTGTACCTGGTCTTCCTCAGGTGCGGAATTGGATCTTTGATCACTTTCCTAAGGGCACCCATATTGTATCATGTGATGATGACATATCCGGATTCATTGAATATGACGCTACAGTCAAGCGTCATGAGAGACCTCTCCGGAGTCTCAAAGATATAATCAAGCGCGGGTTCTCCGAGTGTAAGAAGGCGAACTGTCGTTTCTGGGGAGTATACCCGAGTGCGAATGGCTTCTTCATGAAGCCTACGGTCTCAACAGACTTGAAATTCTGTGTAGGTCCTTTCTGGGGATGCATCAATCCTGGGACGGAAGTCCGTATTGATATTGGTCAAGGTGAGAAGGAAGACTATCAGCGCACTATCCAGTTCTTCCAGAAAGATGGGGCGGTAGTACGTCTGAACTTTGTCGCTCCCAAGACAGCGGTCTATAAGACACCCGGTGGCTTGCAATTCGGGAATCGTCTCAAGCGTGAACACGCAACCATCAAACGAATGATGAAAAAATACCCTGGCTGGATTAAACTGAATCCAACCAGGAAATCTAAGATGCCTGAGATCAGGCTGATGGACCCTACAAAGGAGAAGGGGGTTACGAGAAAGAAGCGTTAATAATACTCATCTTTCTCATCTCCCTTAGATTGCCTTCAACTTGTTTTCTAGGATATTTCTGGTTATCACAGTACTCTACAAGAATCTCATTTTTACTAACATTAGGTTTAGCCCTAATAAATGATCGGATTCGTGTATTAAGTTCATTTGTAGGGTTATGTTCTCCTTGACCAGACCATTTATCTACAAATGTATCTACTCCTGTACCCTCCTTAACTGATCTATATGTTCCATCTGAACAACTTCTACTACGCTCATATTCCTGACCCTCTGACATGGCGCTAGTATACTTGGTAGTTGCAATACAATTTGGCATTCTTGATGTGTACCATCCTAACCCTCAGACACCCCCTTCAATTTTTTACCGTCATAGGCGAAGGCAGCGCCGAAGAGCAGTAAGGAGGCAGCGAGCGCACCCGCGAAGGCAAAGAAGAGCGCCAAGGCCACAGCAGCGCCGGCGGCGGCTGCGTCGCCCGCGTCGCGTAAGACGGCGAAGGCGCCAGCATCGGCAGTCTTACGTTGCATACTTCATGCCTCCCATACCTCCTTCCACAACGAAGAAGTTCAAGCTCTCCACATAGATCACATAGTCCATCAAGAAGTTTGTACCTGAAGCAAGAGGCCACATATCAATGTCAATCTGGAAGTTCTTTACACGACTTGTATTGAGAGTACCACTTGGCTTCATCCAATTGGATGAATGAAGAGCAAAACTGTAGATAGCAAGTCCTTCTGGAAAGACGCCCGTCGCGTATTTCCAAGAGGATAACTCCTTAAAATACTGAGCAGGTTTGGCTTCCTGCACCTCATTGCCATCACATAAGATACGTATGTTTCGGATAATATCCTGTTGAACAGCATCCGCAAGTTGACCCGAGGTACCATATCCAGATGCTATACCTGACGTATTTGGAATGAAGGGTGCCTTTCCATATCTCCACCAATTTGTATAATTCGTCCAATCATTTCTAGTTGAGACTGCATCCGACCGTCTAGGAATTATAATGAGTCGCGGTACAGGATTATGCGTGTAAAGATCAAAGTACTGACGAGAACTATTATTAGGAAATTTATATGGTGTGACCTGTCTTACCATATAGTTCAAGGGCTGCAAGGCGAAGGTTTGACGTTCCTCATCCGTCAAATATATATAGGTCGCCTGTAGCCGTGGATTCAGAGGCCAGGTATTCATGGTGGGGACCGCATACCCAACATCCGTGAGATAATTACGAATATACATTCCATCTTCAGTATTTGTAGTATAGGAGAGATTACCAGATCGTATATTTGCAACCGATGTCTTTGTCTGAAATTCTGGACGAACTCTGTAACCCGAAGAATCTAGAACGGTATAGAGATCTTGAATGGGTCTCAAGGTTAGTTGAACTTCACATTCATGATATTGAAGTGCAATAAGCGGCAGCGATAAATTCGCATTCTGAGTAAACCAAAATGATAGCGGCAGTGTAATATCACGACCAGGAATGGATGGAAAGTTTGACTGCTGTCCAGTAATAGCAGGATCTGGATATACATTTGGATAAAATCCTGTAGTGCGCGTCACCGCATTAGCAATTCCGCCGGAGAATTCACCATTCGCAGGATCATAAAGTTCAGGAACATCACCCACCAACTTTTGCCATTTATTATATTGTGTCTCATCCTGATCAGTCAAGGCTGAAGCAATAATATAGTCACTATCAATCTGCTGAACCAAGGTACCCCCTACAAGAAAGGAAGCATCCTGGATGATCTGTGCACCGATATAGCGAACCCATTGGAACTCATATTGTGATCTGCCATTGAGTGGACCTGGTAAGAGTGAATTGAAATACTTACTATAGATATCCGGAAGTGTAAATGTGAAGTATAAATCTGATAGAAGATCTGCTATACGCTGAATTTTTGCACGGAGTTTAATGGGTTGATCAAAAAAGAGTTCCTGTGGTCCTTCAAGAGGGAGAGTCACTGATTCAAAGGAAAAATGACTATGTTTTTTCATCACCATGTAAAAATATGTAAAATCCGGGTTTCCACTTAGAATTACATTCTGCGAGCCGTAGGCCACAAGAATATATAAACCACCACCTGTCATCACGACTCTTCTTGTTCCGCTTAGTATAAAATTTAAGTGCCCCGCACCAAAATTTTATAGTATTTAATTCCACACTTAGGTTCCCTGCGCCGTTGTCCACCATGTGTCAGCCAAGTACGGCGTCAAGGACATATCGGGTGATGACATAACACTGGAAGGTCCCATACTCATGAGAGCCTGTATCTCAGTATAGGAGAGTGCATACGTAAAATAGAATACGCGACTCACCATTCCTGAGGCTGATCCACCAAAGACTAGGGAGGAATTGGCACCTGTCTCTGCAAACTCAACATCATTTGCAAGTGAGGTTGTGATTGACTTTGAGAGTGTAACTGTTCTGGGATTGAAGAGATAGATATCTCCATAGTTTTGGTAAGGGGGTGTATTCCCTGATAGAGAGACCTTCTGTTTCAGGCTGCCGTTGATATACGTATAGAGTTTGTTACCCTTACATGAAACGACCAAGTGAAACCACTTATCAACCGGAATATTCTCAATATCTGTCCAGTTATCCCAGGTATCATAGCAATTCATAAAGACACGGAGTGTATTTGAATCACCCCATGTGAAGATGCCAGGACCCATGAGAGGGTATGCACTGCTGTACCCCTTGTGTAGGATATGGAGTAATTTGTGATTTCCACTTGCATATGTATCAGACTTCAGGTAGATAAACATGGAATAACTGAATTCTATGCCGGAACGCTGATTCTTTGATATATTAGCAGTCTTAGCATCAGGATTGTTGGGATTCTGAATGGCTACCTGCATTCTAGATCCGGAAACATAGGTGTTCGGGAAGAGTTCTATGCGATCCTTCCACATGGAAGCAATAGACGTATAAATGAACTCAGCCGTAGATAGACCTAAATATAATAATACGACAACTGCTACACCGGTAAGAACCTGTGATAGTGGATCAGATCCTGTAAATGAAACACCTGTGGATTCCATACTCTCTATCTATCAAACATATGAAAAATAGGATTACCCAATTTTCATGTGTTTTTATTGATTTATTATTCTTTAAAAGATTGACTTGCCATTCTTAGTGATATCAAGACCAATCGCTCCAGGGCTCGTTAGAGCACTTAGGAACTTGCCCCACGAGGGTGAAAAGGGTCCATTCTGATAGTGCTTGTAGACCTGATCCGGAGAATATGCAAAATTCGCCGCACGAGTCATGCCAATGTATCCACCGAAGCCGTTGGGTCCGCCAAGTTTAATTGTCGCATTTGTTCCATCTACCTTGAACATACCATCAAGTACGCAACTACGAGATAGTTTGCCATCCATGTAAATATCAAGAGTACGCCCAGTAAGAACCGCCGTTATACAGACCCAGCGCTGCAAGTCAACCGATTCAATGTCGCACTTCTTGAAATCACCCGCCGTATCAGTGTAGGGTGTTGTTCCAGACTTGATTAGACCAACTTGCGCCGTATTTAAGATATTTGATGAACCAACGCTGGCTGAGCTATCATAACTTACGCGGATACCAAGTTTATTCAATCTCTGTCCTAGATACATAACCAAGGTCTGGAATCCACCCTCTGAAGGCCCGCCTCCTGATAGAGTTAGGAATACCTTATTATTTGATCTATTAACACCCCAGTTCGTGATATAAATCCACGTACTTATTGAAAACTCGCCGCCGCCGTAGAGAGGAGGTACATCTCCGTTACTAAACACAGTAGGGCCATCTGTAGACTTCGCTAATAGACCCGAGCTGTCATGACTGTAAACAACCATGTCTACCAACTCACCTGTCCCATTGAGCCATTTGTAGAGGTAATATAGGGCCACGCCAAAAATTACAAAGACTGCAACTGCAAACACCATTCCTGTAGGGCCTTGGGAGAGTGCTTCCATGGGATTCTATTCAGATAGAATAGTTTATGCGTAGGGACTTGACCAAGATTCCATTGGTCCTGGTGATCCTGGATTTGTCACCTTAGAGCAATTTCCGCCCGGGCAGAAGCTAAAATATGAGGTTAAAGTGTTAATATTGAAACTCGGAAGAATTGGAATTTTTCCAATTATATTTGGTGATCTATCTGAGGCAGTTGTTGAATTATATATATGGCGAATTTCATTCGTTTGCATTGGGTATGATGTTAGACTCATCATCGCAAGTGACCCTTTCATTCTTGGTGTACCAACACGAAGTGGCTGGGTTGAATCAAAATCTGGCATCGCCGTACACATATGTGAGACAGTTAGTTTTCCGTTGACATATATATTAAATTTTCTTCCATTTTTCACTATCGCAACATGTGTCCAGCGTTGAAGAGGAATATTTGGGATCTCAATAATCTCAGACTGTGTTACACCCTTGGTGTAAACTTCTAAAACAGCGGGGGCCGTACTATATCCTCTTCCAGCATCTGGAGCAACTAACATATTAAAACTCTGTTTTGATCCAATCTGAATGACTGTTGCGTATTCATTTCCTGAGACTGATGTACGATCTACAATTTCTGGAAATATACTAAATATGAGTGTAGACCCTGATGTAGAATTCCATGCGTTATTTAGATCTTCACTATTGACAACCTGAGCAATCGTAGATATATTTACTTCATCTGCACCAATCTTATTAGTCTGCTTAGGAAGAATTGCATATGCAATTGAGTAATACAACATATAGATTGAAAAGACAACCGCGATAGCCACAGCAACCCAGATTGGCATTAAGCCTGTGTGATATATAACGTATAGAACGGCTAATCCTCCGAGTAATTCTCCTAGTTTAGCCCAAGGAACACTCATCTACCGTGGAGTACTTAAATTAAGTGTGCTACCCCGAAGGGGTATCGCATTTAATTTGTTCGGTTTTATAGGGTTAAAAATCATCCTTTGTTAATAAATCCGACATTCTACCCTTCATTTCTGAGGAAGATGCAGAATATCCAAAGGTTCTCAGATTCATGACCTGGATACCTCTAGAAAGTAGAACGCCGGCGGCCATAATATTTGCCGGTGCAAATATTACATCATTTGTTTGAGGTCTACGTGTAGATGCGCGGAGTTGACGTGTCATAACAAGGAGACCATTTAGATATCCTTCCATTGTATAAGGGGTCTTTACAATTCCAATTCGGAAAGGTGTATGAACAGGTACATTCTCAAAAATCACAGTTTCCTCTTGACTCGGTGTATCTGTTGTAAAAGATGTAACATAGGCTGTATTCTTTGTATTATCAAGCCATGCGATCATAGACGGTGAAGTTAGTGAAGATCCTGAAGAATAGAATATGCGCCTTGGATTTGCGCCATTTAGAGTCTGAGGATACGCGTCCTTAATAAAGACATCCATGGTGATACTATAGTTGGCCTGACCCTCTATGGCGGGGCTATAGAGAGCCTGCGGTATAGCAGTTCCAGGTGATGTAGATGTCGGTGCAGGAGGTGATGGACCAACTATAATGTTTGCAATTTCCCTTTTATCTGTCCAATATACAAGAGTTTTATCTGCGCCGGGTATTGGAATATACCCCTGACCACCTGGAACTCTCTGAAAGATCGGTGTTATCCACTGATCAACCGCAAGTAAAATTAAGGATATAATAAGAAAACTCGCAACAAGATACATTATAATTTGTACAATCCATGTACCAGGTAACGATGGAGGCAGAGGAGCAACACCAGTTGGTACTTGTACAGGTAGTTTCGGTGCAGATGCAACCTTTGTATTCTTTCCTAGAGTCTTTTTTAGAGTTTCATCAAGTTTTGCAATTCTTTCAGCACGACTTACGTCCATTCCTATTCTTCTCTAGTTTCTTTCCGCGCCTTTTTGCGTGTCAGTGTACCCGTTCTAGGATTATAACCGATTCGCTTATAGTAGGTCTTTGATTCATTCGGATTACACTTTACGAGTTTTTCGCGTAGATAACATACGAAAGATAGACGACTATATAATTTATCAACTCCTTGCGTTCCAGTTTCTTTGTCATTCAAGTAAATATTTGGGATTGACTTATTAAAAGACTTGGCTTCATCATCTTCACGCATCTCAGTATTACAATGCCATTCGTGCACATCCATTGCTAAGAAATCTCCTGTTCTAAGATCAAACCCCACCTTGTACCGAGGAAAAAGTGTATACCCACCCTTATACTTGCCGCGCTCAATGACTGATAAATTTCCAAATCCTGCACGCAGATCTCCATCGTCCATGTGAAGTCCAGTACGAAAATTACGATTCATTGTGACTGATGAAAAAGCCGTATCTGCAATTTGGAATTGGGGTCGTGCATGGGCCTGCTTATACTGAGCTCTATAGCGATCAGGAACAAGTTTCTTAAACAAATCATCAATGGCTTCAATATATGGAATACCCGCCTTGTACTGATCAAAATATTTTTGCGTATAAGATGTCAGACGACAGGGTAGACCCATGAAGGGAGTCTGTTCAAAATAACCGAGAACACTACTAAACACGTTATTATTGACACGCATCTTACTGGTCTTACCATTCTGCATATAACGTGCTGACCATCCTTGGATAGCCGTAGGCTTTCTCTTAGTCCAATACTTACTCTTCAAGTCAATGGGTCCAGCCGCCGCACCACGATTTCGTGATGCAGATGCTGAGTTGTAGAAATTCTTCCATGCTAGTTTAACAACATCGTGTGGAATTACATTTTTGCGCAAACGCGCTATCAAACGCTTACCTTCGGGCGCGTCAGGGTCCTTTGCGTATATGTCAACATCCTCATCAAATATCGTATCAGCATCCTTTTCACTGAAATATGTACCTTCACGCGCCTTTAATTGGTCATCTGTTAGCTTCGCTTCTAAGATTACCTGTTTTACACCGTGAATCTTGGGTTCTCTTGCAGGCTGAGAAGGAAGTTGTAATCCATCAAATAAGTCCGCCTCTTCTACCGGCATTCTATCATGTGCCGGCAAAAAATTGAATGGGTAGGCCTCATTTGTGTCTAGTACACACAAAATGACGACTCCTACTGCGACGGTAAACTACATTGATATGGGTAAGATGATGACGGATATGCGGGTTCGTGTTCGTGTTGAGCCGCGTCCAGTGCTGTCAGCCGAGGAGAAGAAGGAGTGGGTAACGAGTCCGCGTAAGGCTGATGAGTGGCGCTGGATTAAGAAGGAGGTTTCAGCGGTCCCGTCATCACCTCCGTGGACGACCTTCTCTGGGCGTATTCACTGTCACAAGGACTCTTGGGTTGGTCGGTGCCTTGCCGAGGATCCGCGCAGTGGTCTGCAGCCTCTCGTTGATAAGGATAAGAAGCCGATTCCTGGGAAGGAGGATTGGGTGAATGGTCTGTGGACTGCGCCTGAGAACTGGATTGAGTGGGCCAAGGACAAGCCCTACATCCAGTAAAGATCTAAGAAGATCCACGAGGCAGATTCCAGTATAGGATTCCACCTAGAATTGCAGTGACCGCTACACCTGCAGCAACTCCCTTGAACATGGCCTGCTGGTCAGCCTCCATGAAATCCTGGGCTGTAACAACGGGAGTTTTTCCACGTGCACCAAGACGAGTATAGTACTGGATGACTTCTGCCTGATTGTACTGACGCTTTCCTAACATCTGGTTGACCTCATTGTGGAGATCAACTGTCCACCGAAAGAGATCCTGGCGATTATCAAGCGAGGGTCCAATGGGCATCTTTACTAAATGTGACTTGTAATGGTCACGACAGATGGGACACGGGATTAAGATCTGGAGTGACTCAAAGAATTCCTTCATCGCCTTTTTTTCACTGTAATTTGGAGTCTGTGAATATCCCAGAGCAACAATGTGGATTGTATGCCAGAAAAAGGGACCCCAGACTTCAGGTGGAATATGCATCTATCTAACAAGGTGAAAGACTCCATCTAAGGCACCTAAGCCGCATTTCACTGTATAGATCAGGGGTTTTAGAACCATGTCGTTTCATCAAAATCAAACACCTTGCTCGAATTGTGGGGGGTCCGGGCATACATTTCGTCAATGTCTAGAGCCGGTATCCAGTTATGGTGTTCTTGTATTCCGCTGGGTTGGTCGATCAGGCGTATGGCCACAGATAGGTGAATTATGTAAACTCGGGCGGTCTCAAACTGGACTGGCAAATTTAGTACCCGAAGTTCTTATGATACAGAGAAAGGATTCTCTCGGATTTATGGATATTATGAGAGGGAAATATAAGTTAAATGAACCTGAATATATAAAGAAGCAACTCCGTGGTATGACGGCTTCAGAGCGTGAGAGACTTCTGAATGATGATTTTGAGAAGATCTGGCATGATCTTTGGGGATCAGATACAGAATCGTCACAGCGATATGCTCATGATAGAATTGTATCTAAACAGAAGTTAACAGAGTTGAAGGCAGGTATTGAGACTGCGAAAGGTGATAGTTACAACTTGGCCGATCTTCTCCGGCAAGAACCTGTAGTCTATACTACACCCGAGTGGGGATTTCCAAAGGGTCGTAGAGATCCGTTTGAATCAGATATTAATTGTGCATTTCGTGAATTATTTGAGGAGACTGGAATTTCTGAAGATTTGTTGTGGAAGGCGGTAAACGTTTCACCGTTTATTGAACAATTTTATGGATCAAATGATGTTCATTATAGGCATTCATACTATATTGCACAGTATATTGGAAAGTCGTCTGTCTATTACGACATGGATAACTCTGAAATGACAAAGGAAATTGGAAATCTTGCATGGAAGACTTTGGATGAGGCTCTCTTAATGCTGAGGCCTGAAAATATTGAGAAGAAGGGTATCCTCGTACAACTCGCCACACTATTAAGAAATTTTACACCGGTACTTCGCGATTCACTTGTGGGAGAAAATACTGGAGAAGAACAGCAGGAGAGATATGTCTTCACTAGCAAGGCCTCCAGATCTATTGGCACGGCCACAGGAGGAGGAACCACAGGAGGAACCACAGGAAGAACCACAGGAGAAAGCCCAAGTGCCAAGAACCGCAGCGGAGGCAGTGGACGAGTGGACCAGCCAAAGAGATTTTTTGGAGCGAGACAAGTTAATAGCCGAATTTCAGACATACGAGGCACCTATCAAGGCGCGCATAATGAAGGACATCGGACACACACTAGGGAATCAGAGGGAGGTGGAGGGGTTACTCTATCCTGATATAGATGATGTAAGTTTCCTCGCAAAACTTCTCGGTAAGCGTGAATTCAGAGAGTCCTATCAATCAAAAATCACAGATGAGACACTAAAACATAACATATGTGAGGTTCAGGAATTTGAGTATACTTCTACTCAGCGATTTATTGCACAATTTATGTCACCCAATACGCCCTATAATGGAATGCTTCTCTATCACGGAGTAGGTGTAGGTAAGACATGTACCGCGGTTCTAACTGCTGAGGCCTTCTTAGAACTGAGTCCTAAAAATAAGGTCTTTATTCTTGCACCTCCTGCAATTCAACCAGGGTTTTATCGCACAATTTTTGATAGTAATCGTATTAAGTTTGGTGTAGAAGCCGATGATCCAAATCAGCACGAGGGATGCACGGGAAATCGGTATCTAGAACTAACACAGACTCAGCTTGAGCGTAGTAAGAAAGACATAGAGTTAAGAGTGAATCGTCTTATCAATAAACGCTATTCTATTATGGGTTATGTAGCCTTTCGTAATATGGTCCGTGATATTCTAAGTCAAATTCCTTCTACTCTTCCACCTGAGCGCAAGAGACAGCAGGAGACACGCCTCCTACAGAAGGCTCTGAGCGGGTCTCTTATTATTGTAGACGAGGCACATAATTTACGTGATGTTGCAGATGTTGATGATGAATCAGATCAGGCCGACGATATAGGTGGATCTGATGAACGCGGAGATGCGGCAGGTGGTAAGAAACTTACACCCTTCTTACGCCAAGTCTTAAGAACCTGCGAGGGAAATAAATTACTCTTGATGACAGCCACTCCTATGTATAATAGTCACAAGGAGATTATATCACTCTTAAATTTTCTCCTCCATGTGGATCATGCGGATGAATCTGAAATGTTGCGTGAATCTGATTTGCGCTTTCATATGACGGCAACTGGTGAGCAGTTAACACCTGAATCGGAAGCACGCATTATTAAGGTTGCAAACGGTCACGTCAGTTTTATGCGTGGAGAGAATCCCAAAGCCTTCCCTGCTCGTCTTCATCCTGCAGACGATATAATGATTAAGACCTGGCCAGCGCATGCACCTAACGGCCGCACTGTCCTAGAGACTATTCAGAAAGAGGATGTTCTACGTCTACCTCTTGTAAAGTGTGAACTAAAGGGTGATACTCTTGCTGTGATGAAACACATGACTGAGCGTCTTGTGGAAGCAAAGGGTGTTGGAATTCGTACAATTGATACACTCTTACAGGCTGGCAATTGTATCTTTCCTGGAGAGGGTCTTGAGGGTCGCGTTGGAAGTGAGGGATTTCAGTCATGGTTCACAGCAAGACCTATTGCTGGAACCTTTGAAGGGACAAGACTAAGTATTCTTCCACAGTATACTCCAGCCCATGGAATCGATATTGGAGAGTATGATTGGATGACACTCGGCAAAAATTTACTTGGGTCGTTTTCTCCTAAGTTTAATCAGGTTCTTCAGTCCATTAAGACATCTAAGGGTATTTCCTTTGTGTACAGCCGCTTTGTAGAAAATGGTGCAGTGATCTTTTGTTTACTTCTGGAGGCGAACGGTTACACTGCGTGGGGACGCTCTGCACCGCTTTTCAGTAAGGGTGCTACAAGCCCTGGAGGACGGCAATGTGCTCTA